TCTCGCAGTTGGCAAACACTACAGCGATGATGCCATATTCGTCCCAAACAGCCCAACGTTTCTCAAAATACGTTTTATTGCTTGGGTTAACGTAAAGTGCTTTAACGTTACTGTATGTCCTATTATATCCAAAATCAATTACCATTTTCATAGTGATACCCTTATGCTTGTTTTAAATGCTGCCATTAATAGTGCTGTTTTTGAGTTACTATACTTTGTTTCGTTTGCGTATACAAAGGATTCGTATTTATACGGGTTGTACGTTATAGGTGCCATAGGCTCTGTCACGGGCGTATTGAACGGCATCCAATATCCCACTAGACCCGCGTGAACATTCTTTTTGCGCTCCCGTAGGACACGCTGGCGTCCCGCTTGCGATACCCTAGGGGATACGTCTTGTAACACCACGCCGCGCTCGTGGGCTATTACACGGCCCTTGTGCGGCCCGTCTAGCGCCCGTACTGAAAACAGTTTACGATGCAAATTAAAATACACGTAGACACGTTGTCCGGTAGGTTTTCCGTTTCGTTTGTTTTTCATGCTGTTTAACCCTTTTGTGTGTGTGTGTGTGTTTACGGTTCTCATTATCCATAAGGCAGCCACCGTGTCAACTGTATTTGTGTGAACTATTAACAATTAAATACCTGTATTTTATGCGGACAGTGTGCTTGTGATTGTGTACCGCCTACCTTTTATTATGCGCGCATGTGCGAATAGCACACTATCCCCATGGTTGTCTATAGTAAATAATACCTTGCACTGATAGGTGTACCAGTGTAGCGCATAGGGGACCATAGGGGCCCGCCTAGGCTCACACATTCCCTATGGTGTCAATGGTAATATTACCTTGTAATGGATAGCCCCCTATGGCAACCCGTGACGCCATAGGGGCCATAGGGGCCATAGCCTTGGACTATCGTGGGCTAGGAATAGTGTGGGAAAACCCTATGGTATCCTGTGGATAACTGCGGAATGGTAACCTGTGGATAACCATAGGGATTGTGGATGAATCTGTGGATAACCTGTGGATAAGTCCGGGTTTTGTGGGTAACCTGTGGGTAACCTGTGGATAACCTGTGGATAAGGGGCCGGGGGGGCCAAGCCGCAGCGTTATTGTTACTGTAGCCCCTCTGGTTTACGAGAAGGTAAAAAGTCACTTTTTCTATATAATAAAAAACCCCTTTAGCCCTTTGATACCAAAGGTTACAGCAGTGTAACTAAAGGTAACAAAAGGGATACTAAGGGTAACACTAACAGTGAGGTTTCTAGGGGGCCATAGGCCTAGGCAGAAAACACTTGACAGAACTTAAAAACTCTGTTATACTAAACCATAAGTTAAAGAGAAAGAATATTTAGAAATTACTAAATTATCTTTTAAAAATACCTTAGGTGCCTTAGGTACCTATAGCATTAGGATAACCCCGCTCAAACCTACGGGGCCTTAGGGAGTATGTGTATTTTATGGATGTTGTTAAAAAAACGGGCAGGCCTAAGAAAACTGAGGCGCAAAAGAAATTACCCGCTAAACCAAGAACTGATCGAAGCATCATGGAAGCGTACAGGCAGCGCCTGTTAAACAGCCCTTCTAGCGAAAAAGTTATAAGTAAAGTGTTTCAAACTGCGTTAGATGATGACCACGCCCATCAAGCAGCGTGTATGAAAATGATAATGGACAGAGTTCTGCCTACCTCTGGTTTTTCAGAGGCTGTTTCAGGCGGCACTCAGAAAAGCGCAATACAGATAAACATATCTGGTGTTCCCGGTGTGGAGCTATCAGCCCCCAAGGAGCCCCTTGAAGGGGCCTTTAAAACTATAGACGAGGACTCCAAAGATGATTAAAAAATGCAGCTATGGCACAACTAAACCGCCTAAGCCTACAACTAAGCCCAAAAAGAAAAAAAAGTTAAAGGGTTACTAGTGAAAGGCGTAAAACACTACAAAAAAAATGGAACTTTACACACTGGTGGGACGCATAAGATGCCCAACGGTGAATTGCATTCTGGCAAAACACACGGCAAGACAAGCGTAAAGTTGTTTCATTTTAAAGACTTGTCAGAGACTGCTAAAAAGAACGCAAAAAAATAATGGAATTAGACATAAAGCTGTTGCCTTGGCAACAAGAAGTCTGGGAAGACCCTACACGCTTTAAGGTAATAGCGGCAGGCCGTAGGTGTGGTAAGTCTAGGTACGCAGCTTACAGGTTAATGGTAGAAGCCCTAAGCAGCACTAGGGGAGAGTTCTGGTACTGTGCCCCTACGCAAGCACAGGCCCGTGACATTATGTGGAAAAGCCTCTTAGAAATTGGAGGTGATCTTGTAGAAAAAGCACACATAAACAACCTCCAAATAACCCTAGTCAACGGCTCTATGATTTCGTTAAAGGGGGGTGACAGGCCTGACACCATGCGAGGTGTGTCCCTAAAGTTTCTTGTTATGGACGAAATAGCGCAAATTAAACCAGACGTATGGCAAGAGATTCTACGACCAGCGTTAGCTGACCTTAAAGGTGAAGCAGTGTTTATAGGTACACCTGAGGGTCGTAATCACTTTTATGACCTCTATAACTATGCAGACTCAGAAAAAGACCCTGATTGGGCAGCTTGGCATTTTACAAGTTTTGACAACCCAATCCTAGACCCCAAAGAAATAGAAGCAGCCAGACGCTCTATGAGTACCTATGCTTTTAACAAAGAATTTAAGGCATCCTTTAGTGCTCAAGGTTCTGAGATATTTAAAGAAACATGGATAAAGTTTGACGATGAAGCCCCTAGTGGCGGTGACTACTACATTGCCATAGATTTAGCAGGCTTTGAAACTTTAGGTAAAAAGAAAAAAAGCCGACTTGATGACACAGCTATAAGTATAGTAAACGTAGGTCAAGATGGTCATTGGTGGATTAAAGACATTATTAATGGGCGCTGGGACTTAAAAGAAACGGCAGAAGTTATCTTTAAAGCCGTTAAAAAGTACAGGCCCATAGCCGTAGGCATAGAAAGAGGGATAGCTCAACAGGCCGTACTGAGCCCCCTAAGCGATCTTATGCGTAGAGAGAATAGGTACTTTAACGTACAGACCCTTACGCATGGTAACCAAAAGAAATCTGACCGAATTATCTGGGCTCTACAAGGTCGAATGGAACACGGTAGGGTATCTTTAGCAGAGGGCGATTGGAACGCTAAGTTTCTAGATCAGTTGTTTCAGTTCCCCTCGCATTTAGTAAAAGATGACCTAATAGATTCTCTTAGCTACATTGACCAGTTAGCCACTGTACCTTATTGGAATTTAGAAGAATTAGACGATGAATACGAATCCCTAGACATAACCTCAGGATATTAAATTATGGATGTTGAAATAATAGAAGAAAACTCCGAACTAGACTCTCGTATGTTACAAGGGGATAGCTCTCTTAAAGGGTACGTTATTAACTTGTGCCAAGAATGGCAAGAGTACGTAGAGTCTAATCACTTTAGTCAGTGGGATGAGTTTTACAGAATTTGGCGAGGTATTTGGGCCGAGTCAGATAAAACTAGACTTATGGAAAGGTCTCGCATAGTTACGCCAGCATCTCAACAAGCCGTAGAATCTGCTGTTTGTGAAATAGAAGAGGCTACTTTTGGTCAAGGCTATTACTTTGACATAAGAAATGATAACTTAGAGCTTACTAAGTTAAAGGCTAACCAAACCCCTATGGCTCCTATGGCCCCTATGGCTCCAGAAGGCCCCCAAATGCCTCCTATGGGCAATCCTCAACCTATGGCCCCTATGGGTCAACCCCCTATGCCACAACAGCCTCAACAGGCCTCTAAGAGCTTAGAAGACATAATTAAAGATGATATGTCTTATTTAAGACGCCAACTAGAAGAAGATATGAGAAAACAGAGGGTTAGGGCCTCTACCGCTGAAGTCCTTATTAATGCTGCGGTCTGGGGCACAGGCATAGCTGAGGTTGTAATAGGGGAAGAAAACGAAGTTACCCCCGCTTCTGAAGAGGTTATGGGCGGGGAAATGCAGGCTTATGGTGTTAATATAACGCCTAGGACTGTAGTTAAAATGAAACCTGTCTTAATAAAAAACTTTAGAATAGACCCTGTGGCTACCTCTGTTAAAGATGCCCACGGAGTAGCCATACAAGAATACGTCCCTATGCACAGCGTTAAGGCTTTACAACGGTCAGGTGTCTATATCAAAGGCGCTATAGGCTCTGCTAGTGTAGACACAGATTTAGAGCCTAATCCTGATATTGACGTAGACCCTAACACAGACGGAAAAGTAGAGCTTTTAAAATATTTTGGATTAGTCCCTAAGTCTATGTTAACTTTAGCTCAAAAAGCACAAGAAAACAATGCAGAAGAATTAGATTCTTTGTCTGACGCTCTAGACTCTCAAGATGACATGGACGATATAGAAGATGAAGGAGAGCTTGTCGAAGCCATTGTTATTATAGCTAACGGAGAGTTTCTTTTAAAAGCAGAAGAAAACCCCTACATGATGAAAGATAGGCCTATTGTGGCTTTTCAGTGGGACATAGTTCCGGGCTTGTTTTACGGACGGGGCGTAGTAGAAAAAGCCTATAACTCTCAAAAAGCCTTAGACGCAGAAATTAGAGCCAGAATAGACGCCTTAGCACTCACTATACACCCTATGTTAGCTATGGATTCTACCAAAATCCCCAGAGGCCACAAGCCTCAAATAGTTCCCGGAAAGATGATTTTGACCAACGGTAACCCCGCTGAGACACTTATGCCTTTCAAATTTGGTGATGTAAGTCAAATTTCCTTTGCCCAAGCTGGTGAACTTCAAAAGATGGTTCAACAGGCCACAGGTTCTGTGGATTCTTCAGGCATAGGCGGGGCTATTAACGGGGAAGCCACAGCAGCAGGCATAAGTATGTCGCTAGGGGCTATTATTAAAAGACAAAAAAGAACTCTAATTAATTTCCAAGAAAACTTTTGGATACCCTTTGTAGAAAAATGTGCTTGGCGTCTTATGCAATTTAGCCCAGAGCTTTACCCAATTAAAGATTATTCTTTTGTAGCCACAAGTACCCTAGGTATTATGGCAAGGGAATATCAAGTATCACAGCTTGTTCAGCTTCTGCAAACCATGAGCCCCGAAAGCCCTATGTACCCAAAACTTGTAGAATCTATTGTAGAGTCTATGAATATTTCTAATCGAGATGAATTAGTGGAAATACTGCAAAAGGCTTCAGAGCCTAATCCTGAAGCACAAGAAATGCAAAAACAACATCATCAAATGGAAATGGATAATCAAGCGGCAGTGACTGATTACGCCAAAGCTCAGGCAGAGGAAAGCAGAGCTAGAGCTTCTAAGTACATTGGAGAAGCGCAGTTAGCTCCTCAAGAACTAGAGATTAAAAAGATTGACGCTATAACTAAAAATCTTCAACCGGGGGCTGATGACGATAACGAGTTTTCTAAGAGAATTAAAGTTGCAGAAGTTGCCTTACGCGAAAGAGATTTAGACATTAGAGAAAAACAAGTTCCTGTACAAAATCAACCACAACCTCCCGGAGGTACTATATAATGATGTTAGCTGGAGATTTAAACAAAATTTACACCGAAGTTAATAGAGTAACAGGGGCTCTTTTAGAGCGAATAGAGGCCTTAGAAGAGAGGGTTAGGATACTAGAATTACCAAAACCGTCAAAACCTCAAAAAAAGGTTGACAAAAGCTAAAATCTATGGTACTATAGGTCTATAAGCAAGAAAATAAGAGGTAGCATACATGGACGATACTCCCGAAGAACTAGAAAAGTATTTTTCAACGTACAAAGAGTTTTTTCTTACAGAGGGATGGAAAGTTTTAGAGGGTGAACTTTTAGAAACCGCTAAAACTATAGACTCTGTACAAGACTGTCCCGATTCTTCTGATTTGTTTTATCGAAAAGGGCAGTTAAACATACTTACTTTTCTTTTAAATTTAGAAGAAAGCCTCCTTAAAGCCGAAGATTTGGTAGAAGAGGCTTACAATGAAAGTATTGAATGATTTTAAGTGCCCAGCAGGGCATGAAATAGAACTTTTAGTGCCTAGAGAAACATCCGTAGTTGAATGTAAAGTCTGCGGCCTCCTAAGCACAAAAGTAAGAGCAGTACCCCGGTTCATGTTAGAAAGCTCCTCAGGTTCTTTTCCGGGAGCAACACTAAAATGGGCTAAGGATAGAGAAAAGCGACTCAAAGCAGAGCAGCGTGAGGTTGCCCGACACGGGGAACAATCTTAACATCAAATGTATTCCATAATGGCCTAAGGTCACGGAGAAAAGTTAAATGAGCGCAGAAATCTTGGATCAAGAAGAAGACCTAGTAGAAGTTCAACAAAATACCGAAGAAACCTTAGAACAATCAGCCCCAGACCCCTTGGAAGAACTGAGTGTTCAAGACACGGTAGAGCCTCCCGAATATGAGTTACCTGAGAAGTATAGAGGTAAGTCTATTCAAGACGTTGTAGAAATGCACCAAAGTGCTGAGAGCATGATTGGTAAGCAGAGCTCCGAGGTTGGGGAATTAAGGCAGTTTGTAGACGGCTACATTAAAGGACAACTTAATAATGACCCACAGGCCGTTGAGGAAGCTGAAGAAGAAGAAACAGATTTCTTTGAAGACCCTCAGAAAGCCATAAACAAAGCGATAGAAAATCACCCCTCAGTGATAGCAGCAGAGCGTCAAGCAAGAACTGCTCAAACTCAATCTGCAATGGCACAACTTCAAGAGAAGCATAGTGACATGGCTGAGATTGCAGCCGACCCTGCATTTACAAAGTGGGTTCAATCGTCTAAAGTACGCCAAGAGCTGTACGAAAGAGCCGATAAGAACTACGACACAGACAGTGCTGACGAGTTGTTTAGTAACTTTAAAGCACAAAGAGCTGTAGCCGTACAAACCATAAATGCAGAAAGGCAGTCTAGGAGCAGTCAAGTTAAGGCTGCCTCGACAGGCAGTGCTCAAGGAAGCGCAAACACTAGGGTAGGTGGTAAAGTATATCGTAGATCAGACCTCATTAAACTTATGGTTAGCGACCCTTCTCGTTACGAAGCTCTTTCAGACGAAATTTTAAGAGCATACAGCGAAGGGAGGGTTAAATAACCCCCTATTCTCTAAGGAGAAATTAAAATGGCTACATTTGAACCCGTTACACCACAGGTAACCGCTGCCAAAGCGTCAGGATTTATTCCTGAAATTTGGTCAGACGAAATTAAGGCTAGTTACACCAATAACCTTGTCCTTGCGTCTAAAGTTAAAACAATGTCAATGAAGGGCAAAAAGGGTGACACAATTCATATCCCTATCCCTGATCGTGGCACAGCTTCAGCTAAAGTTGCAGAAACCGCTGTAACGCTGATTGCAGGCCAAACAAGCGATTTGCAAATCAACATTGACCAGCACTTTGAGTATTCCCGCATGATTGAAGACATTGCAGGGACTCAGGCTCTTAGCTCTTTGCGTTCTTTTTACACAGAAGACGCTGGCTTTGCAATGGCTAAGAATGTTGACACCTCGTTGTTTAATTTAGGCGTAGGCCTTAAAGCGGGTAACGCTCTTAGCCTTGACCCAACAGATAAGGCTAACTGGGTAAGCCCTCAGGCGTTTAAAGTAGGAGCGGCTGGAGCTTTGTCTGCTTACAACGGAACAACAGCATCCCTTGCTTTTGATGACGTTTCTTTGCGTGACGGTCTCCAAACGCTTGACGATGCAAACGTACCAATGACTGGTCGTTTCTTTGTTATTCCGCCTGCTCTTGTAAACCAAATTCGCGGCTTAACTCGTTTTAGTTCTAGCGACTTTGTTAACTTTAAGCAGACCTCAACGGGTGAAATTGGTAACCTGTACGGTGTACCTATCTTTGTGTCTACTAACGTGCCTTCTGTTGCAAATACAGGAACAGGTACTCCTAGTGAGCGCATGACTCTCTTGGCTCACAAAGACGCTTACGTTCTTGCCGAGCAAGTAGGTATCCGCACACAGACTCAGTACAAGCAGGAATTTCTGTCTACACTGATGACTGCTGACCGCCTGTACGGGCGTCAAGTGTATCGTGCCGAAGCGGCTGTCGTAATCGCAGTAGCTCCTTAATTAAGAGCTTCTGACACACTAGGCCCCTAGGATTTCTTAGGGGCCTTACTTATTTTAGGAGTTTTTGTATGACAACGCTAGTTACTAAAAACAGTTCAACGGCTTTAGCAGCGCCTGCCGATGGCAGCCTATCTTTAGGTGAGTTGGCTGTAAATGTTGCTGACAAAAAACTCTATGTAGGGGATTCTGCTGGAGACCCCTCTCTCTTAGGTTTTGGTCGATCTCCCTCCGATGTATTTTTAGACAAACCAGAAGGCGAACCCATAGTAATGACTTGGGTTGGCAACAGTAATGTTGGCGGCTTTATGACAAAAGAGCCTGACGTTCCTTTAGTTTATAATCCCAATGTGTATGTTTGGCAAGCACTTGCAAGCGACACACTCGTAACTGACATAAAGTGGCGCGTAGTAGACCACAGCTCTACGCCCTATGGTAACCCTCGTCCAATAGGGGAAGATTCTTCTGGCGTTAATGACGGGCTAAGAATGGTTGGGTACTGTGGAGGCCAAAGAGGTTCCCCCGCAATCGCTGCCGCTGATGCTATGCAAAAAATGTACGGGGGTATTGTTTTTTTAATTATGACTTATCAGAGTGGAGCACCAAGTGCTTTAGTTCATCCCGGCCTTTCCGATGGAAAAGGAGATGTCCTTGCCAATACTGATTCCTTGTACGATATTAGTGGCTCAATAACTCAAAATAACAATATGTGGTTTTGGCACTCAACAGCAGTTAACAACGCTCTTACGTCTATACGCGCAGGGTCTCCTGAGACTACTACTGACGGACTCACTACTCCAGTAATCCCCGCATATTCCAATATAACTTATGTTGACTTTGTAGGCGATACCTTGGGACAAGGAGACGCTCTTTACACATCCAGCCTTTCTGGTTCTGTTTGGACAAACAAAGAAGCTGAAGATAATTATGTAGCCAACATGACAGCTTTTGTACGTGCTGCCGAAGGGACTACGCTAGACCCTAGCCGTACTAGCCCCACTACTAACGGCAATGTAGTTGCAATTTCGGGAGGAGGTTGGGCTAAAAACCAATACACTCACTGGTTCTCTATGGATATGCCAGCGGGTTCTCAGTTATCGGCTGGTGTAGGGCAAGCGTGGCTAGATTTTGACGGACTTGCTTTATACTCTAGAGTAGCCTCTAATTTATACCGAAGCATTGCAGTTCCTGACGGACAGGTAACACCGTATGTCACGGGAAGTTCAGGAGATAGGGTACAGAATGTTTATGGCACAGAGGACGGTATTCATCCTAATACAGTTTCTAATATAGCCATAGGAAAATATGCTACTCAAGTTTGTGTTGAAACTCCTAATTCTGCTCCAAGGTCTGTAGACACAACCCTAAACGCTTTTACTGAAAATGTAGATGGGGCTGGTTTTAATCTAACTGGAGTAGGCGATCTGGGGGCTACAGGTACGTCTACTCTTACTAATTTAATAGCTACCGGTACATCTAAACTTACTGCTGCGTCAGGAACAATTAACAACACTGCCTATACGACAACAGATCAAGCCTTTGTTTTTGCTGACTCTCTAGGGAATTTAAGCCAAGGCCCAAGATCAACTACGGGGGTTATGCAAAACTCAATAACAACTGTTAATGACGGTGTGACAGATGTGTTTACCATTTTAATGGCTACGACAGACACCGAAATGTGGGCAGGCACAATAACGATTGAGTCCCGTGGGCCTTACTTAGGGGCTTCCAACGAATATGGAAGCGTAGTCCACTACAACGTGTGTGTTTCTGTTCTTAGGTTAGGTGGATTTCCTGATGTAATCTCTTCAACTATAAGCGACCCTTACGGAGGCCCAAGTACAGCAACAACCCTTGTTCCTCATGCTACTTTACAAGTAGCCACCGGAGTAGCAACTCAGTTAGTTTTTCAATTGAAAGGCGGCAGCTCAACCGCTGGCACTGTTAATCATAGAGTAACATTCACGTACAACGATATTTCAACGATTTAAAGGGAGCAACGCCTTGAGTAAAACAACGCCATCAAAAGGTAAAGCTAAAGTTAAGATAACGTCTAGCGGTAAAAAAGTTAGTTACGGGCAAGCTGGTAAAGCTAAGGGCGGGGGTGCCAGAGTTAAACCCGGAACGTCTAAAGGTGATTCTTATTGCGCCAGAAGCCTTGGGATAAAAAGGGGCTTGTCTAAAGACAAAGCAAATGACCCTAACACGCCTAACAATCTGTCACGCAAACGCTGGAAGTGTTCTGGCGCCAAATCAACGAGGTAAGTAGATGAGCATCGCAACAGCCATTGTCGGGACTCTAGTACAACCAGTGTCTGACCTCCTGTCTGAGTTTATCGTAGACAAAGACAAGCAGGCAGAAATATCGTACAAGATAGCTACGATGGCGGAGCAGAACGCACACGCGCAAGTGTTAGCACAGCTAGAGATTAACAAAGCTGAGGCTTCTAGCGAATCCCTCTTTAAAGGGGGCTGGCGTCCCGCCTGTGGTTGGCTAACTGTATTTGCACTAGGTATTAACTATGTAGTTATACCGATGGGAGGGCCGATTATAGAGGCTTACACACCTATAAACATGGAACCCCTTGACATGACGGTAATGCTTCCTCTGCTAATGGGTATGCTAGGCCTTACGGGCGCAAGAACACTAGAGAAAACCAAAGGGGTGGCAGCGCGATAAGCGTTAACTTGTTTATGTCTACTAGTCAATTACATAAAACTGTTGAAATTGCAGTGGGGAGCTCTCAACCAGTAGTTTACGGAGTTGCTGCTGGTACTATTTTTGGTCTACAGTTTAACGAGTGGATTATGATAGGGTCTGCTGTTTTACTTATTTTAAATTTAGGTTTATCAGTTAGTCGCATTATTACACTTTTTACAGCAAGAAATAAAAAAACCGATAAAGGGGATTAATATGAAATATATAGTAGCAATATGTTTTTGTGTAGCACTAATAGGTTGTGGAAGCCAAGCCCGTAAAGATTATTACAATGCAGTAGGAACTGCAAGCACAGCTCAAAGTAACACTCAAATAGCGAGGTTTCAAGCCCTTAGCCAATTAGCAGCGGCTAACAAAAATGACTCAGGCGCAGCAGTTGCAGCAGTTATGGCAATTGCAATGATGCGGGAAGATACAGTAAGACCTCAGTATGTAGAAAGCGAAGCTCTTTCCTACACAAAAGCTCTAGCAGCACCGCTTACAGGCGTAGCCGCATTATTAATACAAGCTGACCTTAGCAACAAAACTAATAAGCAAAATAACGAAACAGCCCGAGCTCAGATTAACGCAAACAGCGCAGAGCAACAGGGTTTATTTGATGCTTTTAGTTCTGATGATGGAAGCTCTGATACAACAGATTTAGCAATTAGTGGTATTATTGACGTTAGCACCACGGCCCTTGGAACAGTAGAGACCGTTGTTAAAAACAATAACGGCTTAATAGAAGACCTTTCAAATACGCTGCAACCAATCGTACCTGTAGAAATTGTACCTGTTATCGAAATTACACCTGTAATTAATTCTTCTACACAATAACGTAAGGAATTTTAAATGGCAACTAACCTGAATCAATTAGGAAACAGTTTTTTTAAAGATGTTGATGATTCTGGTTTTAATACAGGCTCTGCTGGGGTAAATCCTGAACGTCCTGTTCAAAATACCCCTGTTTCTGTTACTCCTGAAGGTACTAGCTCTCCCTTAGCAGATTATGTTTCTACGGGTTCTGTTTCACAACCTACAGAAACATATAGAGCAAACCCAGTTTATGGGGGCGGGACTTATGCCGTAGGAGAGGGGCCGTTACTTAGTGCCTCTCAGTCCCCTGAAATTGACAACAGCGAGGTGTGGTGGAGATACAGAAATCTTCCTATTTTTCAACAACCGGGATGGAAAGCACAGGGCCGCTCGTCAAATCAAAATCGTTCGTATGTTAACACTATTACAGGGCAGACTTTAAGTGCTCAGGGCGCTTACGAAGAGTACGCTAAATCACCAAGGGGTATAGAAAATGCCGCCTATAAAGCAAAAGAAAAAAAAGACAAAGAAGAATACACAGCATACCGAACCAGTACGCCCTATGGCGATTTTAGTAACTTTAATCAAAAGCAACTAAACGAGGCTTTGTCAGACCCTGAGTGGGGCTCAACAATAAGAGATATAATTAATGACCCTAGGGGTACCCCTAAAAGTTTAATGGCTTATCAAAATAGCGTGACGTATCCGCAGCTAAATCAAGCAGCTACCCTTCCTTTAAAAGTACAACGATATGACAATAGGGGTGCCTTGTCTCCTTTGGCTAATTCTGGTTTAGACGCCCAAGGTGTAAGAGACTTAAACTCAGGGCTAAACAGCTTAACCCCAGAGCAATGGAATTATATTAGCGAATTACCTCCTGAGAATAACTTAGAAGGTATTTCTCCTGAGTTGTCCTCTTTTGCTGGGTCAGGTTTAAGTGCTCAAGACATAACTGACTTAAACACAGGATTAAACGACTTAACTTACAATGACACCACTGATTTTATTAGAGAATCTTCTGACATTTTTTGGTCTCCTGAAAGAGGAGGGGCCAGAGCTCAACAACTAGAAAAGTTATTATCAACTTCCCGCTTTCAACAGGCTTATACAGAGGGTTTACGGGCTGATCCAAATACAAACCCGCAAGAGTTTTTTAATAGTATTCACACTATGTTTTATTACTCTCCCGAAGAGTTTGCTCTGTGGAGAAACAACCCCGATAACATAGACATGGCTATACGCTTTCATGCTATGGCAGCAACAGGAGAGTTTGGCCCCGCTAATAAAAGCGGAGATGAAGAATGGGATTCAAAAAAACACCAGCAGTTTGCGGATACTTTAGGTTTTAAACTTAGTCAAGATTTGGGCTGGGGAGAAGACGGTAAACAAGACGGCTCAATGATAGCCACTAATTATGACGGCAAAATAAGCAAGGACGTAAACAACCCTAAGTCTGGGGGTGACTTTTGGAAAATAGGTACTCCTGAAAAAATTACAGATGGAGTTCGTAATTGGGTAGTAGATAACCCTGTCGAATCTGCAATTATTGTTGCAGCACTAGCTTTTGCTCCCCAAGTTATTGGAACATTAAGCGCTGCTGGGACAACAGGCACAGGCCTTACTGGTGTGGTTCTTTCTGCTGGTGTTGCTCCTGCGTTTGCCCCTATGGCAGCAGCGGGTTTGTATGCAGCAGGGACTCAATTAGCTACGGGTCTAGCTTCTGGTGAAGACCTTGACGCTGATCTTCTTTTAAACGCTGTTAAAACAGGAGCTATTTCAGCATTAACTTTTGGTGCGGTACAGTGGGGTGCTGGTGAGCTTAGTTCTTTAACTAACGGTGCAATATCTGTTGAGGCAGGATATAGAATAACTGGAGTAGCTTTAGAAACGGCTAAAAACGGAGGGGACGTTGTATCAGCAGTAATTCAAGCAGGGCTAGCAGAAGGCGTTAATTTAGCTAGGGGAGCTGCTACAAACTTTGTAGGAGGATTAAGCCTAGCAAGTGCAGAAACAACTGATATGCCAGAGGGATTTGGGCCTGCTGCTGGTATGCCTACCATGACAGAAGAAATAGCTTCTGTAGGGGCAGGGCTTCCGACATCAACTTTAGAAGACTTAGATATTTTTACAGACTATTCTCCTGATTCCCCTGTCTTGCCTAGTTCACCCGCTGTGTTTGATGACCCGAAACAACAGCTAATAGTAGATTTAGGAAACGGAACATCTGGTTACTCTACTCCCGATGGTTTTGTAGAGTTACCTCCTAGCAACACTACGCTAGACGATTTGGATATTTTTAGCGACACTACAGATACCATTGATCTTCCCGCGCCAATAGAAACTAGAGATTACAGCGGATCAATAAACGCTGAAGACACTAGCAATATGTCTTACGATGAATTTGAGTCTTTTTCAGATAAGTTGGCTGACTCTGGTTTTCCTCTTACGGACACGGATGGAGAATACTTAGCCCCAGACGAAAACTATACGTTAAAGAATGGGGATGAGTATTGGACTAGAACAACTGAAGTACAACCCGAAACCAGTTTTAATGAGACAGCAAACGAAAACTTTACTGGAGACCAAGGCACTCAGGGCCAAGGCACTCAAGGCCAAGGCACTCAGGGCCAAGGCACTCAGGGCCAAGGCACTCAGGGCCAAGGCACTCAGGGCCAAGGCACTCAGGGCCAAGGCACTCAGGGCCAAGGCACTGGAGGCCAAGGCACTGGAGGCCAAGGCACTGGAGGCCAAGGCACTGGGGGCGTATCTAACGCTGATTGGCAGCAAACTCTTGATGGAATAGAGGACGCAGGGCTTCCCACAGTAGACTCTACAGGCAATCCTTTGAAAAACGATGGAACAGTATACGACCTTAACAGTGACAACCAATGGGTTAAAATGGGGCCGACAGGGGGCCAAGGTTTAACTTATGCAGATGGCACCCCTATGGAACTGTCCCCAATTACAGTAGGTTCCGGTACTCCCACAGAAGCCAATAGTTTGTTTACCGTAGATGGGTCAGGAAATCAAGACTCCACGGGACTATACGCACAAAATGGTAAAGGGCAGTATAGTGCTGCCCCCCTAAATACCTCAGGGGGCACTACTACCTATCCTTCTGGCACTAGTCCGAAAGCTACACAGCCTGTTACTCTTAGGATTGATGGTAAAGACACTGTAACTATAGGGGGATTCCAGCAAACTGTTAAACCTGATACTAAAATAGTAGCGTGGTTCCTAAACGAAATGGGTAATCCTAATGCTTTAGAGGAAGTTATTGTTACTGCAAGTAAACCGGAAGGGCTTGAATTTAGATTCCCAGACGGTTCTAATCTGTGGACAATTTCTTCTTTAGCTGATTGGATAGACATGACTTACGAAGGACAAATTCCTAAAGACGTTGTTTGGGACGATAACGCGCCAACGCAGGAAGACGATGAAGAAACAGAGCCTACTTTAGAGGAAGTTAAAGTTACTGCCGATAGTATTACTCCTGAAGACCCTCAAAACATTCCTATTAACATACCTACGCCTACCCTCACAAACCCTGAGCTTAACCCCAATGGTCAACCTATGGACAATATTGTTGTCACAGCGCCTACCGTTCCCCCCACAACACCTGACCCTATAACAGTTACAACCCCTGTTGTTAACACTATAATTAACGGATTAGACGGTACAGACGGTACAGACGGTAGTTCGGGTGGACGAGGTGAAACAGGGGCCCGTGGCCCTGCTTCTGCTGACTCAGGATGGGATACAGAAAACGTCCCCCTTATGAAACGAATTAGACTTAGCTACCCTAGTCCAGCAGAACAACAACGTATGTTTCAAGCATTAAGAGCAAGACAACAACAGTCGGGGAAAAGTAAATGACCTATTTAGATTTAATTAATCAAGTGCTTATCCGACTTAGAGAAAATCAAGTGGACGGCATTACGTTTGACTCGTCACCGTATTACTCTGTTATTGGGTCTTTTGTAAATGACGCAAAAACTATAGTAGAGGATGCTTGGGATTGGGGGGCTCTTAGGACTACCCGTACCACTGTTGTTCCTCAGGGTCAATCTATAGTAATGATAAGCGATTCCCAAGAAAATTCTTTTAGGATACAAAGCGTATTAAACACTTTAACGGGTAAGTATTTAACACCTATTCCTTTGTCTTCTATACAAAATATCTACAAAAACAACGCACAGTCTCCTGTAACTAGCGGTGTCGCATCTTCTTACGGTTTTTATGAAAACTATTGGGACACTACTGACGAGAGCAACACTAATAACGGCAATCAACAGGTTAGACTAGCAGCTCCAGCTAACACAGAGACTACGTTAACTTTTCAATGTACTTCGGGACAGGGTTTTCTTACAGCAGCCACTCAACGCATGAAAGTTCCTGCTGCCCCTGTGTATCTATTAGCTACAGCCTTAGCCGTTAGAGAACGAGGAGAAACAAACGCTCTTTCTACTTCAGAGCTTACTGTTATAGCTAATAACGCATTGTCTGATGCAATAGCTTTGGACACCGCTCGTTTCCCTGAGGAACTCTATTGGTATACTCCTAGCAATATGAGTGAAAGCAACTGGAGCACTTCTTAATGGCGGTACAATCTGTAACATCAATACCTATTCCTAGCCCCGGATACTTTGGTTTAAATACAACAGATTCCCCTGTTAATATGTCTACTGCCTTTGCAGCTATTGCAGACAACGCAGTAATAGATAATTTTGGTCGCATAGGCTCTAGGCAGGGTTTTCAAAATAACACAGATAATCCTTCAACAACTTACGGAAACTATGCCTGCGAAAGAGTTTTTGAGTTTATAGATTTAGTAGGCAATTCTTATGTTTTAAGCTCATCTGGCGGTAACATTTTTAAAAATGATATAACAGCAAGAGCGGCTACAGCGTTAACCCTCCCAACGAGTTACACTATAGGCGTTACAGAGAACAACTGGCAGTTAGTTAGCCTAGGGGATAGGGCTTACTTAATTCAGAAAGGGAAACTTCCCCTAGAGTTTGCCCCAGCGACTAGTTCCTCTGCTCTAGTTGAAATACTAACTTCTGGAGGCTCTTGGCCTTCAGGGGCTACAGGGTACCCTTCTTGCGCTACTACAGGTTTTGGGCGATTATTTGTAGGGGGTTTTGATTCAAACAAAAGCCTTATAGTATACTCTACTTTAGAAGACGGGTCAAGGTTACAGTGGGATGGGGCTATAGACGTTAGAGAATATTGGCCTAACGGTACAGACGTTATTACGGCTATTGAAGTTCAAAACGATTTTTTAATTGTATTTGGGGAGCGTAGTATACTTGTTTACGGTACTACAAATACTGACCCTAGTGTATATAGTTTAGCTCTAACGGACACCGTGTCAGGCATAGGCTGTATAGCTAGAGATTCTACACAAGTTATAGGCACAGACTTAATATTTTTAGATTCTTCAGGCCTTAGATCGTTGGGTCGTACTATACAAGAAAAATCTTTACCTATTGGAAGCCTGTCTCTTACTGTTGAAACAGACATAGAAAAAGCAATTGCGCGTACCTCTGGTGAGAATATAACGTCTTTTTTTAGTCCAGAATATTCTTTTTATGCTTTAACTTTTGGAGACAATGCTCTTACCTACGTTTTTGATACTAAAATACCTTTAGACAACAGGGCTTTTAGAGCTACTCTTTGGCCTAGCCGCCTTGTTAGGTGTGGCTTTAGGTCTGTTCAGGGTGAAACGTACATAGGTGGGATAGGCGGCTTATATAAATATTCAGATAACTTTGACAGAGCTCTCGTTGATTTTACGGTAGTTCCTTCAAACGGTCAGTACACTTACTTTAGTACGGCTCAGGCTTTTGTAGTAAATTTTAGATATTGGACACATCCACAGTCTTTTGGTGCCCCTGACAGAATTAAATTTCTAAAAGACATTGATGTAGTAATTTCAGGAGGCATAGGTTCTGAGCTTTTTTTAAAATGGATTTTTAATTATTCAGAGTCTCCTGCCCAGTTACGATTAAATCAAGCTGGTGAGAAACTGTACGAGTACGCAGCATCCGACAGCGAATACAATACTTCTACTCAGTACGGGAGCACAGGAGACTTAATTGCCTCAAGAGATTTTAAACTATGGGGGAGCGGAAGAGTTGTTGCTTTTGGTTTTGAAGCAGCTATAACTACAAATCATTTTAGCGTACAGGAATTAAATATACAGGCACTTTTAGGGAGAATAATCTAATGTCTACATATAACTATCAATCATCTTTTTTCTCAAGTAAAGATGCTCTTGCCCCCGGAAATCCTTTAAAACTGGTTACTGGTCAAGATTTTGAAGAGCAATTTATTAGTATTGACCCAGCTATAAAGGCTCGTATATCTAGCGTAGACGGGGCATACACAGGTACGCTCACAGGAGTAAACTTGACGCTTTCAGGTTCTTTGTCCGTTAACACCATTGACGGAGGTACATTCTAATGGCTAGTTTTTTTGAAAACCTGTTACCGGGAGCAGTAGGAGCTTATGGTCTTTACGATCAATACGATTCTTTAAACAAAACAAAACAAGAGGCTCGGGATACTCTTGATTCAATACAAACCTCAGTTGAAAGCGGCACTACGTTTCAACCCTATGGAGTAACAAGTAATTTAGGTAGTGCGTCTAGCGGAGTGCAAAGTAACGGAGAATACGGGACTAGCTATACCCTTAGCCCAGAGGCTAAAGCAATACAAGACGAAATGTTTAAAGGGGGTAGAGGTTTACTGCAAGGAACTTTAGACGGATCTGCCTCTAGGCAAGACGATGTATACAACAGAATGCAGCAATCTATGGCTCCTGAACAACAACGCCAACGCGCCATGATGGAGCAAAGATTGCGCCAACAAGGGCGAGGAGGCATGACTAGCCAAATGTATGGCGGGACACCTGAGCAATTAGCCTACGAAAAAGCTCTCCAAGAACAAGCTAGTTCAAATTGGTTAGGGGCTGGCGAGTTTGCTAACCAAGAACTAAATAGCGAGTTTGAAAGAGGCTTAGGGATGATGCAGCAGGGTTATATACCTCAAGACTACTTATACAACCTAGGTCAGCAAAACATTCAAATGAACCAATTAAATGACGCAAGAAACGCACAACGTCAAGGAATGCTTGCAGAAATGGGCTTAGGCGGGTTAACTATTCAAAATAATATTGAAAATTTAAAAGGTAAAGCCCTTGCAGATTTTGCTCAATCTCAATCAGCTAATCTAGGTGCGTTAGGTAACTTTGCAGATTCATCTTTAACAACGGCTTGGAACACGTTGTTTGGCAATAACAATACTTAAAAGGAAAGTTTAAAATGGCTACATACTTACCCGGAATGTTTAAACAACTAAATGACAGCATTAGTCAGTCTCCCTTGGCTGCCAAAGACGATCAGCGTGTTGCAGGGATGCCAGCAGGCAACTTAGACAACGTAAACCCGTTTATGCGTATGGCTGCTCAGGGGGTAGGTAACCTTGTGGGCACTGACCCTGCTTTGCTACAGACTTCAAGGCAAAAAGCTCAGATTAGCAACAAGCAGGCAGCAGACGCCCTTGGCTCTAAAAACCCTAACGCTTTAATATCCGCTGCACAACTTATGATGCAACAGGGGAGGACAGCAGAGGCACAGCAGCTTATGCAGAGAGCTCAGGCTATGAAGCAATCTCAAAATAACCTGTTGGACGAGAAAAACCAAGAGATACAGCAAGGACTTCAAGAAACAAAAGACCAACAGACAAAAAGAAAAGCCCTTTCTTTGTCAATACAAAACCAACACCCTACATGGTCTAGTATGCTAAAAACTGGCGATGTGCCAGCACAGGCTTACTACGACTATTTGGCTGAAAAAACAGAAGCAGAGGACGCAGCAGACATAGAGTCTGAGGCTGCTGCTGCTGAGGCAGCGCGGGAAGCACTTAAGCCAGCAGAGTGGTCTGCACCCATAATAAAAATGTATGGGGAAAGCCTTGACGCTCGGAGTGACGCTCTTAGCGTAGGTAACCTCGCTTCTAGTGTTATGGCTGAAATAGACGCCATACCTGACGAGCAACTTGAGAGCCTTGCAGGAGGGGGCGGCCTTCAAAGCACTGCGGCAGTGGAGTTTTATAAAAGCGTAGGACAGGAAAACAAAATAAAAACGCTACGACAAAGAGCAACACGGGTTATTAACAGCGCTGTAATGGACGCACTCCCTACGGGAACAGCCTCTGACGCAGACGTAGCGTTAGCTAGACAAGGTTTTCCTGATGATACCGCATCCTTATCAGAGATATACACTTTTATGGCAGCAGTAGGTAGGATAGCTAAAGCTGACGCCCAGTATGAAAAAGCTAAAAGTACGTACATGGATAAACACAACACCATAGCAGGTTTTGCTTCTCATTGGATAAAAGAGAGTGGCGCAGAAGTAAAAACAACAACGTTAGCAAATTTCTAACTGAGGAATATTAGTATGTCAGAAACAAGAACAGTCGTTCTCCCCGATGGTTTTGAAATATCAGAAGTACCTATGGACATGACAAAAGATCAGCTTTTTGAAAGACTATCTGAATCTGATAGGTACGATGCTCAAACGCTTAACTCTTGGAGGAACCTTGACCCAAAAACTAATCAGCCTATCAATAACTCTGTAGGGGCTCCTGAGACCCCTGTGGGGGCTCCTGAGACCCCTATGGCCCCTGAGCAGGGTGGTATCGTATCTAATCTTTTTGGCGAGTACGCGCCTGCTCTTAGGACTACAGGGAACGCAATTGCAAATAATCTTGACATTCCGGGAGGCATAAGTGGGTCTATTGCTGGGGCAAAACTGTTCGCTCCTTTGGGGCCTGCTGGCTTTATAGGTGGAGGGATAGTAGGGGGCGCTCTGGGTACGGGTGTTGGTAGTGCTATGTCTGACTTTTTTATGGAAGACGATGTTGATTATGGTCAGGCGGGTAAAGAAATGCTTATTAGCGCTGGCATAGACGCTGCTACTTTGGGTTTAGCCACTAGGTTTAAGACACTCGGAAAAATAATGGGTTACAAAGCTGAGGATTTAGCTACTTTATGGGGGAAACTAGAACCCTCTGAGGCCTTTTCAGTAGGAGACCCAGATTCTCTTATTCAAACTCAAAAGATTTTAGAAGAAGCTGGGGGTTCTTTAACTGCATTCCAAACAGGAAAAGCAGGGACGTTTAGGCTGTTTGCACAAAATATCTCTGAACTTGGCGTAATCTCAGGGAGTGCAGCTACAAAGATAGCAGAAAAAAACTCTAATATTTTAGCTGATAACTTTCAAACAATGATAAATAACGCATTAGAAGGCGTAGTTGACACTACAGAGTCTATAGGCTCCTCTATTCTAGGTGTTGTTGAAGCAGGTAAAGATGCAGCCAGTAAAATTTACGGCAAAGGCTTAGATGAAGTTGCAGTAGCAGCGGGTAAAAAACTAGTGCCTGTTACTCCGATAATGGAAGTCCTTTCTAATTTTAGAGCTAAGGGCATAGTAGACTACGGTAATAACTTAAATTCAGATACCTTAAAAGTTATTACTAATTGGGAAAAAGCACTCCAAAACTTACCCACAATGGATGTTAGAAGTCTTTTGGCTATGGAGAAACAACTAAAAGACGAAATACAGCAGTTAGCTCAATTTGGCACAGGTCAAAATAAAAAAGCGGCTGAACAACTTTATACTTTATCTGCTTCTATTAGGCAAGTTAGTGAAAAACTATTTGAAAATGTTGACCCGGCTATATCAGCAAAATACAGGAAATTAAATACGGAATATGGGGAAGCTATGCAAGGTTTAGTTCCTCCTTTGAATGCAAGTACCGTAGCAAGGGCAAATAAAGGAGATTATGATGCTATTTCTAGGGCCTTAAAAGGTAAAAACCCAAACGTTATTGAAGAATTTATGAAATCTATAGACGTTGCCTACCAGCAGGCTACCTTAGCGGGAATAGACATGAGTGACAACCTTGGGCTTGCAACAGCAAAACAAGCTAAAGGGGTTGTAAGGGCAGGGTTTCTTAAAAATATTTTTGGTGAAATTACTCCTCAGAATTTTGATTCTAAGAGCTTTGCAAACTTAGCTAAACACTATGAAATACCAACTAACCGAAGAGCCGCAATGGCTATTTTAGGTGACGATTACCCTAGGTTTAAGGCGTTACTTAACGCTGCTGCTGAAAGCACTGCTACCAAAACAGGAGGATTCGGAAGCCTTGTTCTTAGGTCTAAAGAGGCTGGAGTTCTTTCAGGGTCAGTGCAAATAGGAACGGCTTTAGCTGGTAGCGTAATAGGTAGTGCGTTTATTTTAGGGGGGCCTGTTTTACTGGGTAAAATAGTTAGAAACCCCGACTCTTTAAAAGCTCTTTTGCTACAAGAGAAAAAGATTTCTGCCATGTCAAAAATTAAACAGATGGACCCAGTAAGGGCACAGCTTATAAACAAAGCGGTTACTACGGGTTTTGAAGCGGTTATGGACACCTTTTCTCCTGCTGACGCTGCTGAGATAAGAGAGTCTATGAGAAAAGCAGCAATGGCACCCATGCCTATGAATCCTGCTTTTTATAACGGAGGCCCTTAACTATGGGAGCTTGGGAAGAGGTTGTACAAAAAACTGAGAATACTTGGCAAGCGTTTCAAAAAAAATACAACGAAATTGAGCAAAGAAGGCTATTAATTCCAAGAACGGCATCCGAAAGGCTATCTCTAGGTGGTGTGGGGCGTCCAGAAGACGCGCAAATGGCTTGGGATAATTCTATTTCAAGAAACGTACCGCAAGTTGCTGAAAGCATAGGAGAAGGCTACAACAGGGTTCAGAGAGCTATAGCTGACCCCTCAAGAAGCGCAACGGAGGCTACGGCAGTTGCTTTAGCTGAAGCGGGGTCAGTGATTCCTAAGGTAGTCGGAGGCGCTGTAGACGTTGGTTTAGATTTTGTTATGCCCGGTACGGCTGTAGGCGAGTTTGTTGAAGACAAAGCTGCCAAAGGCTTTGAATATCTGCTTAACACCGACACAGGACAAGAGTTAGAAAAGGCTTACGAGGAACTGCCCAAAGCTGACCAAGATCGTTTAGCTACTGTAGGTAGCCTAGCGGAAGCAGGGCTTACGGCTGTTGGGGCAGGGCCTGTTATAAGAGCTATAAAAAGACCTAAGAACGAGGGTTTTAATGATGATGGCCTAATGGCTGCGTCCACAAATAATTACATTAACGATTATTACTCTCCTATCCTAAAAGAAGCGGGGGAAGACCGAACTATTTTTGAGATAATTAGTGAAGACCCCCGACTAGCTAAAGCTATTATGAAAGCCGCACCCTATGTGGCAGACGCTGGGCTGGGCTCTGTAAAAGCAATAACAGACCCCACAAAAGCTGTAGGTGCCGTTAAAAAAGTAATAGGCTTATCTGAGACAGGCTTTGGCGCTATAAAAGAGCAGTTTAAAAACCTTCTTTTTTCTGACAGACGAGCATTGTTTGCAACAACAGGCGTTACAGCGGCATTTCAAAAAGAAGCCGCAAAACTTTTAGGTATCGCTGCAAAACACGAAAAACTAAGTGCAGAACGAGCAGCCAAGAATAAGAAAATAAAAGCAGAAAATGTTACAAGAGAAGCAGAGGGGAAAAAACCGTTACCTCTTTTAAAAGCCCCGCCTAAAATTAAAGAAGAGCAAAGAGCGGCTGACAAGGCAGGGGCCCTTGGTATTTTACAACTGCATGTTGCGGCACAGTTTGGTAAAGTAATACCAGAGGGAAGCGCCTTAGCTAAATTCAGGGACACTGTTTTTATAAAGCCATACGAATCTTATGAGCCCGGAAGGTTAACCGCTTGGTTTAAAGAGGCCTCCTCTACGAACAACCCTAGAGGAAAAACTAAAGAAATAAACAAAGAAAGGAAAAAACAAGGCTTAAAGCCTCTGCCTTTGCCCAATAATAAAAAAACCCCCATTAGCAATAAACTAGCTGTAGCTTTTGAAAGCCTAATAGATGAAGCTCACAAAATTACTAACCATGGTAAGCCTGTTCAAATAGTGATGAAAAGACCTCAAAATCAAGTATCTGGTAATCATTATGGAGATGCGTTTGGAACAAATAATTTTAATCACCAAGTAATTGAAGATGTTTTTAAAGACAACGGATATAAGCCTTTTAAAACAGACGCAGAGCTACAGCGTGTTTTACAGGCCGCTATTGATAAGAGAGTCAACGAATACTATGGGAAAGCCCTTAGAGAAGACCCAGAGTACCAAAAAATAATTAATGCAAGAAAAGATCAGGCATCAGAGTACAACAAAAGAAGGCCTGCGGGGCAGACAAAGAAAGTTGTAAAAGAAAGCTGGGCAGATTTTAAAAAGCAGTTCCCTGACAGAGTAAAAGACTTTAAGATGAGCAATAAAGGAACGCAGCCCCCTAACAACGCTAGTATTATTGTAAAGGACGGGCAAATATTTTTAAGCTCTGCTCGGCCCGGTTCGGCTATTGTAGAAGGGGGCATACGCTCTACGCATCACGTTAATAAGTCAGGGCGCGTCCACGCTGTTTTAAGTGATGAGCATGATTTCTTAGAAAATATACCAGTGCTGAACAGCCCTAAAGCAGTGGGGGAAAACAGCGTTATTGCTGTTACTCCTGCTATGTCTAGGAATTACTTAAAACAGTTGGACGAGACAACAGGAGAAGCCCAGAGAAACGCAGACAAAGTAAGTGATAGGGTTCAGGCCTCTGTCTCTTCTCCTTTTACTGCCCGAGAAGCGTTAGAGGGGATGCTTGCAGTCGAGCCGACTGATGCAGCTAAACAAGCGTTTGCTACACAGCAGAAAGGAGCCACTGCGGTTGCGGGTGCAGGAGGACTTTTTGCAGCGTTGAATGCAGGGGGTAGTAC